GCAGTAAAAGTCAAACCAACCCTTAAAAAAGCCACAACTAGGAGCAAAACCATGCCATTAGTGAAATCAGCCAAACCAGCAGCATTTAAAAAGAATATTGCCACTTCTGTGAAAGAGGGCAAGCCTGTCAAGCAGGCAGTTGCTATTGCTTATTCAGAAGGCAAAGCAGCTAAAAAGACCAAGAAAGGAAGCAAATAATGGACATTAAATCAGTAAAAGTCGCTTTTGAGCATACAACAGCAGAATTAGAGCTAATCCTCGCAGGATTGAGAAAACTCCCTATGGAATTGGTACATAAGCTTCATGATGAAATGATTACTAAAGCCAATGCAGAGGTAGCTAAACAAATCGCACCTCCTGAAGTACCTTCAGAAACCACTATAAAGCCAGAGTAATGACAACTCCTAATATTTACCTTCCTTATCCAGTACCTCAATCTACTGAAGAAATTCAGGCAGATATGAATGCTTTGGTATTACAACCAGGAGTTCCACAAGAGCTTCAAGACCAATATACCAACCTCATTAATAGTCCTACTTTCCAAGCTGATGTAAATGAAGCAGAAGCGAATAGTGACAGTATGGACAATGAGTAGTACCATTAACTTAAAGTTAACAATCATTAACCTAAAGCTAATTAAATCATGGACATGGAAACCGAAACAACTATTTCTAAGAATGAGAAGATTGCTGAGAGCTTAAAGGGCAATCAAAATGCGAGGAAAGGGAAACTCTTTTCTGACCAGTTGAGAAAAGTTCTTGTTCAAAATGATGCTTTAAAGCTAAGACAGGTTACAGAGAAGCTTGTAGATGCAGCAGTAGAGGGAGAACCTTGGGCTGTGAAAGAAGTAATTGACAGAATGGATGGCAAAGCTGTCCAAGCTACAGAGATTAGTGGCCCTGATGGAGCAGAGTTTGTAAAGGGCATTGGCTTCATGTTCGTGGATGGCAATGTCAAGCCAGATTGATACATCAGGCTTTATTTGGCCTCAATTCCCTAAAAAGCTTAAATGCTTAGTTGAACCAGAACATAGTCGGTACAGAATATTGTATGGCGGTAGAGGGGGTGGAAAATCGCACTCTGTAGCTCGAATGTTGCTATGCAAGGGAGTTCTCAAGACTATTCGAGTCTTATGTGCTCGTGAGTTCCAGACCTCAATCAAAGACTCAGTTCATAAGCTCCTTGTAGACCAAATCTATGACCTAAAGCTAGAAGCCCATTATGAGGTAACTCAAAGCACTATTAGGGGCAAGAATGGCACAGAGTTTATCTTTGCTGGCATTAAGAACAATATTAATGGTCTAAAAAGTATAGAAGGAATAGATTACTGTTGGTGCGAGGAGGCAAACAATATTTCTAAGCTTTCTTGGGATATTCTGATTCCTACAATCCGTAAAGAAAACTCTGAGATATGGATTACTTTTAACCCTGAGTTGCCTACCGATGAAACCTATAAGCGGTTCATTCTGAATCCTCCTGATAATGCTGTAGTGCAAAAGGTTAACTGGAATGACAACCCTTGGTTTCCTGCTGTTCTAGACCTTGAGAGGCAATCCCTAATGAATAGGGACTTTGAGGCTTATCAGAATGTCTGGGAAGGCTTTACAAGGTCAACCATTGATGGCGCAGTCTTTGCTAAAGAGATGCAAAGGGCAGAAGCAGACAACAGAATATGCAATGTCCCTTATGACCCAATTAAGCCTGTAATGGCTGTATTTGATATTGGATGGGCCGATGCTACTGCTATTTGGTTTGTTCAGTTCATAGGCATGGAAACCAGGCTTATTCGGTACTATGAAACCACTCAGACCACTATCAGCGAGATATTGGCTAAGATGCAAACCTTTGGTTATGTCTATGACACCTTATATTTGCCCCATGATGCTCAAAATAAGACCTTGGCAGCCAATGGCAGAAGCTTAGAGGACATAGTAAGAAGTTCAGGACATAACGTCAGAATCATTGACCGAGTGCCTATTGCCGACTCAATCAACGCTGCAAGAACTATATTTAGCTCGTGTTACTTTGATAGAAACAACTGCGAAACAGGATTAACTTGCTTACGGCACTATCGCTATGACGTTGACCCTGATACTAAAGCGTTTAGTATGAAGCCTGTTCATGACAATTATTCTCATGGAGCAGATGCTTTTAGATATATTGGGCTTATGATTCAAGAGAAGAAAGTTGTTAAACGCAAGCCGATGAATTATGATGTGTCAAGCTGGATGAGCTAACAAGGAACTAATATGGCGGTCTACGACTCAGGCAATGGTGGTATCTACTCCACCGAATATGGCGATGATTATGAATCAGGAGTAATCGAGGAAGCTAAAGAGTTCCTGCGATTTTGCTCTGATAACGACTCCAATAACCGAGTTGAGGCACTAGATGACCTTAAATTCGCTGGTGGTGACCAATGGCCTGTAGAGATTCAAAATAGCCGACTGCTTGAATCTAGACCATATTTGACCATCAACAAGATTGATGCTTATTGCCGACAGATTACTAACCAACAAAGACAACAAAGACCTAGGATGAAGGCTCATGGTATGAATACCGAGTCCGATGAAAAGGTAGCAGAAGTCATTACTGGTATTTGCCGACATATTGAGAACCAATCCGATGCCGATGCAGCCTACGATAATGCGTTTGACTTTGCGGTTCGTATGGGTTGGGGTTTTTGGCGCATCACTCACGACTACCCAACACCTAATAGCTTTGACCAAGAGATTTACATTAAGCGCATTGAGAACCCTTTTATGGTCTATTTTGACCCTAATTCCAATGAGCCTGATGGTTCGGATGCAGAAAAGTGCTTAATTACCGAGGTTATTAGCAAAGAAGCGTTCCGCAAAATGTACCCAGGTGCAGATGATGGCGGTGGCTTTACCCCACGTGGCACAGGCGATAGCCAAAGCGAATGGATTACTAGGGAAGATATTCGTATTGCCGAATACTTCTATACCGAAATGAAGCGCATGAAGTTGCTGCTTTTGTCTGATGGCACTACTTGCTATGAAGATGAAAAGCCACCTGAAACAGTATTGCAAGATGCTGGCATTTATGTTGTTTCTAAGCGTGAAACCATTAAAAAGAAGATTAAATGGTGCAAGCTAACAGGAATGCAGATTCTTGAACAACGTGATTGGCCTGGCAGACATATTCCAGTAGTGCCTGTGTATGGTCAGCAGCTTATTGTGGATAGTAAGAAAAAGAAATTCGGTCTTACTCGCATGGCTAAAGACCCACAACGTATGTATAACTTCTGGTCAACTGCTCTTACCGAGTCCGTTGCCTTAGCTCCAAAGGCTAAATTCCTCCTTGCAGAAGGTCAGGATGAAGGCCATGAAATGGAGTGGAATACTGCCAATATTAAATCTATGCCTGTATTGCGTTACAAGCAAACAGACAGCGAAGGCAGACCAGCACCAGTTCCTACTCGTATTCAGCCTGAACCACCTCCTGCTGGCATGGTTACAGCATTACAAGGATTAGATGGCGACTTAAAGGCTGTGGTTGGTATTTATGACCCTACTCAGTTGCCTAATGGTCAGCAATCAGGAAAAGCCATAAACGGAATGCAACAGCAGACCGATATGACTAACTTCCATTATTACGACAATTTAACTCGTTCTATTCGTCAAACTGGGCGCATCATTTTGGATTTGATTCCCCATATTTACGATAAAGAACGTGTTTTACGCATTATTGGCGCAGATGGCAAAGGCGAGTTAGTAACCCTTAACCAACGTGCTATGGATGAACAAGGTGTAGAAACAGTCCTTAATGACGTAACAGTAGGCGAATATGACGTAGTTATGGAAACTGGCCCTGGCTATGCTTCCAAACGTCAAGAGGCTGTGGAATCTATGGTGCAAATGCTTCAAGTTGACCCTGCTCTTATGCAACAAGCTGGTGATTTGGTATTCCGTAACATGGACTTTCCAGGTGCTGACATTATTGCTGACCGCTTGGCTGCTGCTAACCCATTGGCTCAAATTGACGAGAAATCCGATATTCCACCACAAGCTCAGATGCAGTTACAGCAATCTCAGGCTACCATTCAGCAGCTTCAGCAAGAGCTACAAGCTATGCAGATGGATATGAAGTATCGTGCAAGCCTTGAGCAACAGAAACAAGAAGCCGAAACTCAGCGTAAACAGATGGATGTGGATGTTCGCAGGGAAGATACAAGAATGCGTACTGATACACAGGCGCATGACACAGTTATTAAGACTCAAACCCAAGTTGAAGTTGAGCAGATGAAGGCACAATTAGCCCTTATCATGGCTCAAATGGATATGCGTAGTGAAAGAGCAGCATTAGATGAAGCAATAGAACGTGGTATTTAATCGGAGAAAATCATGGCAACAGTAACTGGTGACAATGTAATTGAATGGAAAATGAGGGAAATGGCTCGTAAAGCAGGAGTTAAATACGAACCTGAAACTAAGAATCCGTTTGCTGGTATGGACAAAAAAGAATTAAAGGCGCAAAAAACTTTAATTAAAGAAGCAAAAAAAGCATCAAAAAAATAGACAAGAATTATTTTTAGTAGTATTTTTAACTCAAATTGGAGCTTCTAAAAGATGGCCAACGAAGAAAAAGTAGCAAGTAGTGTAGTAACAGCAGAAAACGCAACAACCTTTTATGCAGAAAGATTAGGTTTAGCTGATTCGGTAGAGCCAACTGAGGCTGAGTCTGTAAAGAAAGACCCAGAGCCAGAGCAAACTGAACAGAGTGAACCAGAAGCTAAGGAAGAAGCTAAGGAAACAGAGAAATCTGAGAAGTCGAAAGAAAAGCTTAATAAGCGATTTGATAAGGTTAGTAAGCGAGCCCAGGAAGCTGAAGCTGTTGCTGCTGAACTTAGAGAAAAGCTAAAGGGATATGAAGCACAGGGAACTCAACCACAGACTGAAGCAAAAGTGTCTGT